TACTGTGTATACTCTGCCTGTCTTCTTAATCTTCCTTTTTTATGTGTTCTATTATATTCTTTCGCGTACTCTCTCGCTTCATTCTCAGTTTTAAAAGTAGCTAGTTTATATTTTCTAGCTCTTGAGTCTGGTTCAATCCCATTTAATGAACTATCTAGCTCATTAATAACACTAGGATTATATTTAAACCAATTTCTAACAAATACTGTATACATAGTTTTAAATTAATAAAGTGAATAAAAAAAACTAACTCAATTAAGAGTTAGTTAAACATAAAACTTTTCTATTCTCATAAAATAGAATTGTTTTTCTTAAAATCTTTTCTTGATCTTTTAATGCTTTGATTAATAGCTCTTGCTCTTTAATCTTAGAATGTAAAAGATTAATTTCATTTTTCATGAGTTTAATTGAATAAAATTGTATAAGGATATATTTAATTATATACCCTTATTTTGTTTTTGGCTAGATTTGATTTAATAATGTTTGTACTTGATTAGTTCTTTCTTCTAATCTTGTCTTCAATGTGTTCGTAATTGTTAACCCCTGCCAAAATAGGATTAAAAAACAACTTAGAAAAATAATTGATCTTGTCATGATTTAATTAATTTAGTGTGATTTAGTTTTAGTTGAGCTGTGAGAGTATTTAAGCTGAAATAGATGTTAACTAGTCTAAACTTAGTTAACACCTGTCTCAATAGCTTAGAGAGTACTCTAGTTAGATTCTAGGTAATGTCACATAGTCTCTAGTTATAGAATGTTTAAAGAATAATTCTTTATTAGTTCCATACATAAACATGTAATGATTTATATCTCTTGAAACTTTGTTATCTGTTTTGAGTGCTATTTTAAAAGCTAGATCTACATCAAAAAGTGTAGGTACAAATTTTGTTTCCATGAGAAATTGATAAAATAAATTGTCTAGATGCTAGATAAGTTTATTTCTTATCTATATTATTATTATACCATAAAATATAAAAGTATACATCTAAATACAACAATATAGCAATATCTTTACAAACTGAAACAATATAGGGGGTACTGTAGCAAATGCTACATAAATATTTACATACGCGGGGAACTTAAATATATTCTACAAATGTTTATTGCTTTGGTTCTATGCGAATTGCAAGTTCTGGAGCCTGAATATTTACTGTTTCTACGGATTCACCAACTACTTTACCTAGGCTGTCTAGTATTTGTGCTGCTGTTTGAAGCTGACCTTTTGATACTGCTTTGTTGAATAAACGCATACGCATAGCTTGTAAGCGTGGAATCATTTTTTCTCTTTCTTTCAACCAATCTTGATCATTCCATTCTTTAACTTTATTCCAATCAGCCCAACCTGTTGTTTCTGAAATACCTTCTCTATGAGAATGTTCTATTACTAGTTGTCTGGTTGTTTTACCTTCTAACTGTTTTGAGTATAAACGTTGGCAACGAGCTTCTATTACTGCTCTTGAATTTGTACCACCTGTATATTTTTGTACACGAGGTTTACGTTGAGGAGCAGGTAGGTCGTAATTTAAGTTGTTAATGAAAGATTCAGCCACAGACTTAGTCTTTGAGGGGGTTAATATTCTGATGATAGCCTTAAAAGTATGAAATGCGAAAGAAAATGAGTAATATTATGAAAAAAAGGATGATATGAGCTTGAATGAGATCAGTTTAAGGTATGCACAGGGGGAGGTGTTTAATAGTGAGAAAAGATTTCGGGTGCTGGTTGCTGGAAGAAGGTTTGGGAAGTCATATTTATCCTGTATCGAGTTGCTTAGAGGAGCAATCGATAGACCTGGGGAGGTTTATTTCTATTGTGCTCCTACTTATCGTATGGCAAAGGATATTGCATGGAAAGAATTAAAGAGATTAACACCTAAAACATGGATAAAAGCTAAAAATGAGACAGATTTAAGAATTGATTTGATAAATGGGTCAAGTATTGAGTTAAAAGGTACTGAAAATGCAATGGCATTAAGGGGTAGGAGTTTAGCAGGGGTTGTATTGGATGAAGCAGCGTTTATGGAAAGGGATGTGTGGGCGGAAGTTATTAGACCTGCGTTGGCTGATAAACAGGGGTGGGCTTTGTTTATTAGTACACCTGATGGAACTGCTAGTTGGTTTTATGATATGTGGTGTTTTTGTGGTGAACAGGAATGGGATGATTGGCAGAGGTGGAGTTTTACAACAATTGAAGGGGGTAATGTAAAAAAAGAAGAAGTTGAAGCAGCAAGAGGACAACTAGACCCAAGAACATTCAGACAGGAATTTGAAGCTAGTTTTGAAAATCTTACTGGTCTTGTTGCTGTTAGTTTCAGTGATGAGAATATTGATAAGGAAGTAGCTGATTTACATATGCTTCCCCTGTTATTGGGATTGGATTTTAACGTTGACCCTATGGCAGGGATTTGTGCTGTAAAACACAATAATACATTATATGTCTTCGATGAGATCATGCTGACAGGAGGTGCTACTACTTGGGATTTTGCAGAGGAAGTTACTAGAAGATATGGGGTAGATCGAAGAATTATTGCCTGTCCTGACCCTACTGGTAGTGCAAGAAAAACAAGTGGGGTAGGAGTTACAGATCATACGATACTTAGAAGATCTGGTTTTACTGTTATGAGTCCTAGATCACCTTGGAGAATCAGAGATAAAATTACTGCTGTTAATACTGCTTTGTATGATGCTGACGGAGAAAGAAGAACATTAATTCATCCAAGATGTAAAGAATTGATAAAAGCACTTAGGACTTTGACTTATGCACCAAATACAGGTTTACCAAATAAAAACCTTGGTGTCGATCATGCTTTTGATGCTTTTGGGTATTTATGTTTGCAACAATTCAATTTGGCAAAACCAGAGACATTAGGGCAAACTGCGTTTAGAATATATTAAGAGTTTACTTTTTTATCATGTATCACTCCACAATGAAGAAAAAAAAGAAAAAAAAGAAAAAGACTAAGAAAAAGTGAAAAAATTTAGAAGAGTAAAAAGAGATAAGAAAACAGGTGTGCCAAGCAAATACCTTGCTGGTGCGAAAAATAAGGCTGCAAAGGCAAAAGAAATAAAGGAAACTGCCGAAAAATATAGAAAAGGCGAATATATTGATATAAAAGCTATTTCAAAATTACGTTCTCAACAAGATGACTCAAAGCGGAAGAAGAAAACCTCTAAGCGGTAAAATCAAAAAAAGTCTTGAAAAGAAGGCTAAAGATAGTAGGTTCTATTATGGAGAACTTGCAAGGGTTTATCGTAAAGGTCAGGGAGCTTATCTTTCTGCTGGATCAAGAAATGTATCAATGGAAGCTTGGGCTATGGGTAGAGTTAATAGTTATATGACAGGACAGGGGGGAGCTAGAGCAGCAGATAAAGCTATCTACGCAGAGTATCAAAAAAAACGTAAACGTAAGTAAAGTGAGGGCAAGAAAAGCTGATGCTGATATACTTAGAAAGACCCCAAAAAAAAGTAGCCAATGGCTAAATCAGCAGCTATGAGTAGATGTATGGGTTATGTTTCTACTGTTCGTAAGAACAAAAAAAAGAAATCTACTAAGAAATCCACTAAATCTAAGAAAAAATGATTGAAATTACAGATGAGATGCTTGACATCATTGAAAAAGTAAAAGGAAAGCGTAACCCTGCTCTTTGGGACCCCAGATGTGAACAATATAAAGCAAAAATGTCAAAAGGTACTGTAAAAAAGTCAACAACAAGTTAAACTACTTATAAATACTTTTTTTTCTTAGGATCATGGCATTTTTTCGTGGCGAGGAAGGTTCTGTTAAATTCAAGAACTCTTCTGGAACTACCGAAGCAATAGTTTCTACTACAGCTTGGAGTTTAGACATAACAAAGGAAACATTAGATGTAACTGCTCATGGGGCAACATCTAGAGCAAATATAGGTGGATTGATTTCTGGCACTGGTACAATTGATTTTTTATACACAGCAGCTACTGGTAATGAAACTGCAAACTTATTAGCAGATGTCTTAACAACAGAAGATGCTGGTGATGCACAGTTTGAATTATTTTTAGATACTTCTGGTACTAAAAAAGTAAGTTTTACCGGGATTGTAAATAGTTCAACATTAACTGCGGCAACAGGTGAACTTGAAACTGTTACTGTAGGTTTCACAACTAATGGTGCTATTACTAACGGTGCGTAATGCCTAGATCATCTTATTCACCAAAGCAACGTAGATTAGCTGCTGTTGCTCCTCCAAGGGATAAGATTACGGCTGCGGATCTTAAAAAACTACGTTCTAAGAAAAAAAAGAAAAAAAAGTGAAACTTACTCCTCGTCAAAAAAAACTATTAGAACAGCACTCTGAGCACCATAGCAAAAAGCATATGGAGTATATGAAGAGGAAGATGAGAGAAGGTGATACTTTTACTCAAGCTCATAAAAAGGCACAGGCAAAGGTAGGGAAATGAGAAAAAAAGATCCCAGACTTATAAAAAATAGATTAGAAGATTTTAATAAACCAAAAAAAACTCCTAATCATCCAACTAAATCTCATGTGGTTTTAGCTAAAAAAGGCGATAAAATTCAGTTAATACGATTTGGTCAACAGGGGGTTGTAGGTGCTGGTAAAAATCCTAAGACAGAAAAAGATAAAGCTAGAAGAAAAGCATATTATGCTAGACATAATGCACAAGATCCCAATC